TATTGCGTGAATCAATGATGGATTATGGGTGGGCGCAACCAATTGTCGTTCAGGAGAAAACTTCTACAATTATTGATGGTTTTCACAGATGGGCGATAGCTCAAGAAGATAAGTTCATCAAGGTTCACGGAGATCAAGTTCCTGTTTATTTTAAAGACATTGATGATATTGATTCAATGATTATGCATATAAGACTCAACAGAGCAAGGGGTTCAATTCTTGCTAAAAAAATGTCAGACATAATTATTGATATTTGTGTAACTGGAAAATACGACACAGAAGAACTATTGACACTTTTGGGTCTCACCGACGATGAACTTGACTTAATGCTTGCGCCCAATTTAATTAAGCATCGCAAGGTTCCTGAGCATAAGTATTCACGAGCCTGGATTCCTATTGAGGCACCCAAGATTGATGAAAAAAATGTACCTAAATTTGAACGACCACCTAATTTAGATAGATAAATACTTTACAGTCATTTTATGGTATCGTTGAGGCAAGTCCGATCGGAGGATTTTATGCCCAACTCCACAATGACACGCGATATTGAGCTGTTCACACGTCCAGGCGGCGGAAGAGAACAAAGAATAATTGAGCGCCCTCTCTATATCAATGGACGGCGTGTTCCCGGAAACGCAGAAGCCTATAACCGTACCCCAGGTACTGCCCCAGGCCTAGTTGCCGCAAGACGAGCAGGCGAAATTGGCGGAAGACGAGGAAGACCAGGCCGTGGTGCCGCTGCAGGAGCAAGGGCTGCTGGTAGAGCAGTAAGAAGATAAACCTTCTCGGTTTATTTCTCCCCTTATTAAGGTAATTCATCATGCTTGTAAGCGTTTCACAATTAGCAACATATATGGATATTCGGTTCAGTAACAGGCAGGAAACCGCCGCTGAATACGTCCTTGAAGGTCTGCAAAGCGAACTTGAGTCCTACCTGCGTCGCCCCATAGAACTAACGGATTTTGAAGAGACTTATGTTCTTGAATCAAACTTTGTCGGCGTACCAATGTCGTCATTTTTTACAAACGAAACCTCCGTGTCGGATGACTCTATTGGCATGGTCACATACGCTCAACCTCCCCAGACCATCTATATTCGCAATTCTCCAATTGTTTCAGTACAAAAAGTAACTGTTTCTAATCTGAATGAAACTGGTCGTCTTCTTGGTGAAGCAGTAATAAGAAATGCAAATATTACTTCGGTAACTGTTGCTGGAACAACTGTCACATATACGGCTTCTAACCACGGTTTTACTGTCGGTCAAAAAATTAAAGTGAGCGGTTTGAGTACTTCTGCTCTAAATCTTTCATCTAATGTTATTTCTTCTGTTGCTACCAACACTTTCACGGTGACACAGAGTGGTCTTACTGCGGGAACTTTTGCTCAAACTGGAACGGTTGTTGCATTAGGTAATGATTACACCGTGAGAAGATTTGGAATTGACTGTTATCGTGGTTTTGCCAACGACATCATCACCATCTCCTACAGAGCAGGTTTAGCCGGAGATGGAATAAAGGTTTTCCAGTTAATGATATTAAGAGCAGCTTCTAGGGAAATGCAGAATATGCATGACGACGTGGTTGGTATTAAGGATTTGAACCCTCGTGAAGTTGCACTTCAGGAAACAGGATTCTTGGAAAAAGAACTTGCCGCTGTTAAAAGATGGCGAAGAACTAGGGTCGCATAAATGAGTCTTAGCATGAATATTTCTTGCAATGCGGATAACGCTATTAGGCGTATGGATCAAATGATTCGCAGATCTCAAGACTTTCGTCCAGTATTTGGTTGGGCAAAAGGTTATCTAAAAAGAGCAAACGCCTTAAACTTCACTACTTCAGGACTCATGGTCGGTGGATGGGATCCTCTAGATGCTCGCTACGCCGCTTGGAAGGGCGTTCGTTATCCAGGAAAGCCAATACTTCAGCAGTCAGGGGCACTTTTCAAGAGCCTTTCTGACCTCAATGGCCCAGAGAACCATATTGGTTTTACCAGAGCTGAATTTGGAACCTCGGTTGAGTACGCAAAATTCCACCAATATGGAACATCAAAAATGGCTAAGCGTCAAGTAGTTTTTGAACCACCGTTTTTTGCAAAAATGCTAGGAATGAAAACACGTGAACATGTCGTGGGAAATGATATTTCATAATGACTGATTACTTAATGCAGGGACCACAGTTCGCTAAGCAATATGTGAGCGATTATCTCAAAGCTGACATTCCTGGAAGAATGCTTAGGTACAGAAATGGTTGGGATTTGGATGACGAAACCCTCCCCGATCCGCTTCTCTATCTTTCCCACGAACCTATAGCCCTTGATCATTGGCCAACTTTGATTACGGTATCAATTTCAGCCAATAGGTTTGACCAGTCTGGTTTTACATATACAGGCGATGCTGTTTACCGTGTCACATATTCTATGCGTACTTATGTTTGGACTAGAAGTGATAGTTCTGAAGAAGTAACGTTAATGAGAGACAGGCTTACGACGGTGGTTCGTTCTGCGCTTCTTGATGTTCCTTCGTTGCAAACGTTAAACGACGCAAATGGAGATTACGAAGCCTATATTGATTCGTCTAGTATTACTGAGGAATTTTCTGATTTAACTATGTTAAAAGGCGACCGGGTTCTTGCAGGTGCTTATATAGGGTATGATTTAGTAATCAATGAAATTGTTTATCGCCAGCAAATTGCAATGGTAGACACTTATGAAATTGAGATGCTAGACATGGATCCAAGCGAAGGTTGATTGGGAAAACTTATGAATACATATCAAGAATATGAAGGAAAACTAGTCACCCTTCTTAATGGTTCAATCAGTTCAACCTCATACAACGAAGCAGGAGATCGCCTAGATAACGGCAAAAGTGTTTCTGTTGAGTGGAATCCAGTAGCCTTAGCCAATGTGCGAAAAGGCCATTTAGTCGTTGTTGATGTTGTTATTGAGCAAGAAACAGACACAAAATCAACAAAAAAAACATCTTCAAAAAAACCTACTGAAGTTACAGAAGAGCCGATTCAAGAACAAACCACACCTGTTGAAGAAACAAAAGAGGAAATTGTTGAAGAAGTAAGTTCTGATACTACAGAAGTTCCTGAAGAATCGGTTGAATAAATGTATACTCGCAGTAAGGACTGACGAGGCCAATTTAATCGTCCAAACATAATTTACGGAGGATGGCGGATGCCCGGAGTAACAATCAACACAGCAATCAGAACGGGTGCTTCGGCATCTACCACTGCGCCAGGGGCAACATTTTTTGTTGTTGGTGAAGCGGAACGCGGTTCAGACACTTTTGCTGTCGCATGTACAAGTATTGACGACTACACGACCGCTTTTGGCGGTTTTGTGTCTGGTAAGTACCTTTACCAAAGTGTTTACACATTTTTTGAAGAGGGTGGCTCTCTTTGTTATGTAGCAAGAGCTACTAAGAGCACTGGTTCAAACGCCAGAGCTTCTTTGGGTTTGATTTCCACAGGATCTACTGTTGCAGTAACACTCACTGCGGCTGGTCGCGGCGACTGGGGCGAGAACATTTCCATCACTGTAAGTGCGGCTGTTTCTGGTGTTTACACATTTTCCATTAAGTATAGCGGCGTAGAACTCTGGACCGGTGGATATGAAAACTCTGGAGATTTCGTTGATGCAGTGAACAACAGTACTGTTCTTAAAAACTATGTAACAGCAGCCACCACGAATCGTGCAAATACCGCTTTTGTTACTGTTTCTACAGCCGCTGCGCTTGCTAACGCAGGAACTGACGGTGCCGCCACAACAGCAGATTTTATTTCTGCTCTTGCTCTTTTCACAGAAGATCTTGGCACTGGTTGTGTAGCCATTCCTGGTGCGGTTGATACCGCATCTTCAACAACACGTGAAACAGATTTCTGGAACCCTATCAAGACACATTGTGTAGCAAATAACAGAGTTGCTCTTCTTTCGTTTGAAGAAACAGACGATGCGAGTTCTGTTGCCACGATGTCAACTGGTTATGTGGGTGACAATCATGAGTACCTCGCGATGTACTATCCGTGGATCACGATTCCTTATCTTGGTAACTCAATCAGTATCTCTCCAGAATCATATGTTGCGGCTGCTCGTTCAAAAACGGTGACCGCAACTGGAACTTGGGAAGCTTACGCAGGTGAAATTACGATTCCAAGATTTGTTAATGGAGTTGTAACCGTTGTCGGCAGGACAGCCGGTGATGCTCTTGATGCTGCTTATGTTAATGCAATCAGAATCATTAACGGCGATGTAAGAGTTTACGGTGCTCGTTCTCACTCAACAGATGTTGCTCAGTTCAGATTTATTACAAATAGAGACACAATCAACTACATCGTTGACAGATGTGAGCTTCAACTTGAAGCACTCATCTTTTCTTCTATCAATGGAAGAAAGACACTTTACGGCAACATTGAATCAGCGATTCAGGGAGTTCTTGAACCAATCAGACTTTCTGGTGGTTTCTATGAAGGATTTGATGCTCGTGGACGCCGTACAGACTATGGTTACACCATTACAGTCAACGATACACTTAACCCAGTTTCACAACTTCAAACAGGTCTTATTAAAGCCCAAGTTGGAGTTCGTATCTCAAGTGTTGGTGACAAAATCACTGTAAGCATTATCAAGTCAAACCTGACAACTAACCTCGCCTAAGACGGAGAACCATCATGTCAAACCAAAACGGAACCGCATACAACATTAGAAATAATGCTGCAAAGATTGCTCCACAGCGCCAAATTGTTGCTGCTATTTCCCCGTCACTTACTCAGGCGGACACAACGCTTGGTACGATTCCAACTTTTGCTGAGTTTTTTGCTCAAGTATCTGGCGGTGAAATTCAAGCACAGGTTGAGAAGGTGTACCACGGTGGGGCAAAGTGGCCATCCATTGTTACGGCTCCAGCAGAAGTAGGGGATGTGACTCTTACTAACTATGCAGTAGCTGACACTACCTTTATTGCGAACATGCAAGCTCTTCGTCAACTTGTCGGTAGAGTTTATTACGATATCACAGTCAAGGTGTTGAACACTGGTATTGAACTAGTTGGAAACGACAGATACTACGGTCAGGCTCTTTTGGTCGGTCTTACGGAACCAGACGGTGATGCTTCAAGCGGAACTCCTGCCACTTTTGGTCTGACTTTCATGATCTCGTCAGTCGCAGTTGCAACAGCATAATTAAATTTTGATAGTTCCGGTTGTTACAAACCGGCCATGATAATGTCACTTTTATGGATACACCTTTCACAATCATGCCAGTAGACGACACCCCTGGTGCGTCAAATGAGCCAACAATCCTTGCACAACTCAAAAAAGTTATTGAAGGAAGCGTAAAGCGTCCTGATATCTTTGTTGAAGTTCCAGAGCGACCCGGCGTTACTGTCCGCGTTTCACCCAACGTCACTCAGCATCAGTTGAAGTCTTGGAGAAAAAACGCAGGAGAAGAAAGCAAATCAGGGATGGACACCCTCAAGTTTGCTTGCTCAGTTATTGGCCACACAACCACAGGTATTGCATTTAACGGCGAAATGGTTATTGATGGCAACGGTTATGAAGTCAACTTTGCTTCTCCAGAAATCCTTGAAATGACCAAGACGACACGCGCTCTTCCTGACTGTGTTCGTGCTTTCTTTGGTCTTGAACCCCATGTTGAAGCTGCTGCGGTGGCAATCATGGAAGCATCTGGATATGGGGACTCGGTGGAAACTATGGACCCTACGAAGGGGTCATCCAATTCTTAACTGAAGACGTGCG